GTGCCTACTGTCAGCAAAACCAGTTTTTTGGGGAAGGGGAAAAGCGGGGAACAAAGGTGAAGGGGATCAGGGGGAGATCTCAGGAGGGGTTACAAAATTAAATGTTCGGGAATGATTTGCAATGGGTCGGTGGGCAGGTAATACTTAGATCATGCCCAATGGGGGCAGATGTTCAAGAGGAGGACATAGAAAATGGAAGATTCAAGGTTCAGTTACAAAGGTCAAGAGTGGATCGTTGGAGATGTGAAAGATCATTCAGATACTTTTAAGTCGCAACTTGGATGGACTCACTTCGCTATGGTGATGCGCCCGAAGGGTACGAAGATTTACTACGCCAACTTGCTGGTCGCTGATGGTGAAATTGTTGATTCGTTGGTCGTGCTCTGATGAATGCAACAAAGAAACTTAGTGCAGGTATCTATCAAGTGGTTGGTACTGATTGGGCAGTTATGAATGACAGTCACAAGTGTTGGTGGGTTGCGAAGGTCGTTGATGGTCTTGACAGCCTTGAACCTCATGAAAGGTTTTTCATTGGTGGTTCACGAAATGATGCGATTCAGTATGCAAAAGAATTGCAGGGTTCGTGACAGCAAGTAAATAAGATTTCCCCTCGTGGGGTCTGTCTCTCACTGATCGGGGAGGCAGACCCCATTTCTTTTATGCAACACTAGAGATCTAATGAAACACACAAGGAACAAATAAACATGGGCGGAAAAGGTAGCGGAGGACACAACCGAAAACCGATTGAACGCAAACAGCGCATCGGGAATCCTTCAGGACGAAAGTTGCCTAAGCCTGCGCCTGTTGCTGATGTTGTCGCCCTCTCGACTTCTCATGTTCCTGAACCTCACCGACCTTTAGGTTCACAGGGTTTGCGTTTGTGGCAACAGGTCTGGGTGTCAGGTGCTGGATGGTTGAAACAGAACATGGACACGGAACTCGTTTTGATGTTGTGCGAAGCAACTGAGGAGAGAACTCGCTTGCGTTTCCGATTGCAGGAACGCCCAGATAGTTGGCGTGATCGTAGAGCGTTGCGTGAAATTGATCGTCAGATCATCACGCTGTTGGGTCAGATAGGATTCACTCCATCAGAGCGAGGACTATTAGGACAAGGGGAAGTGAAACAGCATGAGTTCAGTGACCTCCACAGGCGTATTGCCGAAAAGCGTTCAGCCTCTAAGTAAGTGGCAGCCTGCGTTCTATACGCCAAGAAAATATAGGACGAGTGATGGTGATGAACTTATTGAGTTCGCTGAGGCACACTTTCAAGTGCTTAAAGGTTTCAAGGCTGGTCTGCCTTTAGAGTTCACTGATTGGCAGAAGTGGTTGATGCGTGGACTGTTGGAACGCAACGATACGACTATGCGTTTGAGATATCGCCGTGCGCTAGTGGGTCTGCCTAGAAAGAACGGCAAGAGTTTGATGATGAGTGCGCTCGGTGTGTATTCCATGATCGCTGGCGAAGCAGGCGGAGAGATCTATGCGGTAGCGAATGACCGTCAGCAGGCAAGAATTATTTTCAACGAAGCAAAGCAACAGATCCAGAACAGCCCGTTGTTGAATAGTGAGGCAAAGATTTATCGGGATGCGATTGAGATGCCACGATTCGGTTCAGTGTTCCGTGTTCTCTCTAGCGAAGTCAAAGGATTGGCTGGACTCAACCCATCCGTTTCTTTGATTGACGAAATCTGGGGACAGTCCAACAGTGATCTACTGGATCAGATGCAGTTAGGTTCAGGTAACCGTATTGAACCAATCAGCATCAGCATCACGACAGCAGGGTACGACCTTGACTCCCCTGCAGGGCAGATGTATCAGTACGGCAAACAAGTTGCTGCAGGAGAAGTAGCAGACGAATCTTTTGGCTTCTATTGGTGGGAAGCACCAGCCGATTGTGATCTGAAAGATAGGAAAGCAAGACTGATCGCTAACCCGAACCTCGCTGAAGGTCTGCTATCGCATGAGGATTTTGATGCAGCCGTGAAGCAGTCAAGCGAAACATCTGTTCGCCGTTGGCGATTAAATCAATGGGTGCGTTCGCAAGAGTCATGGCTTCCAGAAGGAGCATGGGAACAATGTGTATCGCATACACATCAACTTGACCCTGATCTGCCTGTGTGGGTTGGAATTGACATGGCATTGAAGCGTGACACGATTGGAATCTGTATCGCACAACCTCAAGGGGAAAGGTGTGTCGTTAGGGCAAAGATTTGGAACCCAGAAATAGACGGCATTGATATCGCTGGAGTGGAAGCACACCTACGAGAGATCCATAACACTTATGAGGTTCGGGAGTTTGTGTACGACCCTGCGTTCTTTGAGAGATCAGCAGAAGCACTATCTGATGAAGGAATGAACCTCGTGACCTTCCCTCAAAGTGCATCACGCATGATCCCTGCCTGCGGTAATGCTTACGAGATGATCGTTTCTAAAAAGGTCGCCCATGATGGATTACCAACCTTCACGGATCAGGTTCTATCTGCAGCGCAACGAATGAGCGATAAAGGCTGGACACTCTCTAAAGGAAAATCAAGGAGAAAGATAGACTCGTGCATCGCTATGGTTATGGCATTAGATCGTGCAACAACTAAGCCCGTAGAAACAATCACCCCGTCAGTATTGGATATCTGGTCATGAAACTAAGAGAAGTAATCACTACAGCAGTTGAGTTAGTCGGTGCTATTTGTATCGTTGGCGGTATCGCCTCGTTTAGTGTTCCGATCAGTGTTATTGTTCTCGGTGTTCTCTTGGTAATTGGTGGAGGCTTGGCAGCATGAGTTTGTGGAAAAAATCTGAACAGCGAGCACTGCCAACAAACATTGACCCGTATCAGATAACTGCTCGCCCGTTGTTTAACAACTGGTCAGGTGAAATTGTTACAGAGATAACAGCCGTTGCACATAGCGCAGTACTCGCTTCAGTCACTATCCTTGCTGATTCCATCGCAGCGATGCCAGTTGAATTGGTAGAGAAAAAGGCAGACAGACTTGTACGACTCCCTACCCCTTCCGTCTTTGAGCAACCCAATGACCACCAGAATATGTTTGAGTTTGTGCATCAAACAATGCTTACTCTTGCGCTACATGGCAACGCCTACATTTATGCACCAAGAGGAGCAGACGGACTTCCCGTTGAGATGCGCAATATTCATCCCCACGCCGTCAAAGGAATAGCGATCACTGACACAGGCGAGTTGATTTATGATCTAGGAAAAGTTCAGTACAGCAGTAAGGATGTTCGTGCAATTCATTGGGCGATTCTGCCTAACCAGTTGCGTGGCATCAGCCCGTTAGAAACTATGCGCAACACTGTTGGTATGGGTCTAGCGATGGATCGTTTCCTCGCACAGTTCTATGGTGAAGGTGCAACACCATCATCAGTATTAGAAACCGATTCGTCACTAACCATTGAACAAGCACGACAGATCCGTGACAACTGGGTTGAATCTCACTATAAACATCGCAAGCCTGCCGTGTTGCAGGGTGGTCTGAAGTGGAGAAGCATCACTACGAGCGCAGCCGATATGCAGATGCTGGAACATAAAGAGTCAATCATCCGTGATATCGCTCGTGTGTACCGAATCCCATTGCATTTGATTCTTGGAACGGGTGGAGATTCACAGACATATCAAAACATTGAGGCATTAGGTTCAGCGTTTTTCAAGTACACACTGCTCGGATGGGTTCGCCGTTTAGAATCTGCGTTCAGTGAAATGTTGCCACCGTTGCAATCTGTTCGCTTCAACCCAGAGGAGTTCCTACGGGCTGACCTTATGACCCGTGTTCGTGCGCAACAGTCACAGATTATGTCTGGAACCATGACGCCTAACGAGGCTCGTGAGATTGAGAACCGTGAACCGTATGAAGGTGGTGACCAGTTCATCATGGGTGTTGCTGGAGCACCTATCGCTGGCGTTGAGGGTGGAGATTTGCCAACACTTGGAACAGATGCAGAACCACCTAAGAGGTAATCATGAAATCAATCGCCGTAACAGTCACAACTTCACCAACATTGCTTATCGCTGCAGATAACCAGCACCGTATTTGTTATTTACACTCAACAAGCGGAAGCACATATTTAGGTGATAGCGCAGTGACTTCATCTAGTGGTTTGCATTTGCCTAATAACCAAACTATAGAAATTCATTTGCCGTTAGGTGAAACGATTTATGGAATCACAAACACAGGCACAACGAATGTTCGTTTGCTAACACCAGATGTTGATTGATTTATGCCTTACGGAATATCAGAAAACCAATCCGATTGTTCTAATTGGGCTGCAGTAAAGATTGAATCGGATGGATCTGCAACAACGCTTGAGTGCTACGCCACAAAGCAAGATGCAATAGATCGTATGGTCGCACAGTCATTGGCTGAAGGGATGGAACCAATGGGGGAAGTTGGTCAAAGAAACATGAGCAAACGCAACGATGAAATGATGGCGTTGATTGATTCTGCGATTATGTTGCTGATGGAAGCAAAGTCATCCTATGAATCAGAGGAGGAGGAAATAGAGAACGAGGATGAGATGGAGAACGAGCCAGAGGAAATGCCAGAGCAATCTGAACTCCGTGCAGTAGATCTATCTGCACCAGCATTTATGAGAGCATCAGCGAAACGAGGCTTGGCTTTACATGAGCAAGGTTTGTCTGGCGATGGACTTGTTCCGCAGACTGTTGAGGA